GAGCCTTCTCCCACCCCCGACCGGGGTTTCCCGGAGAACACCCCGGTCAAAGACATGACCGCCGATCAGCAAGCCGCCTACTTCCGTTTCCAGAACCGCCAGGCAGACAACAAACTCGCAGCGTTCAACGGTTTCACACCGCAGGACGTCAACGCGATGTGGACCCGCCTGGAGGAACTGGAGGGGGAACGGCTCACCGCTGATCAGAAAGCGGTCAAAGATGCCACCGACCGGGCGGCAGCAGAAGCACGGTCCGCAGCCGAAGCCGAATTCCGGCCCCGGCTGGATCAAGCCCTGCTGCGGTCCTCCGCGGCGGGACTGCTCACTGGTGAACAGTTGGATTCTTTCGTCGCCACCACCAACCCGGCCGCGTTCTACGGCGAGACCGGGGAAGTGGATCCGGCAAAGGTGAATGCCCACCTCGCTGGGCTTCTCGGTGTACAGCGCCAAGGCCCTCAGAAGCCACCGGCGTGGGGACAGCATGGCGCAGGGACACCCCCTGCGAGCCCCGGTGAAGCCGGAAAAGCCGAACTCGCCAAGCGGTTCGGCAAACAAACCTAACCAGAAAGGAATGCGACTGTGTCTCTCGACATTTCGTTGCAGACGACCTCGTATCAGGTCGGAAACCGGCAGTGGCTCCTGTCCGAGCCGGACACCAAGCTCAACGTGACCCTCGACATCTCGAAGTTCACCGGCGGCACCCATTTCCCGAACGGCTACATCCCATCGGGGACCGTCGTCGGCATCGTCACGGCCACCGGCCTCGCCGGCCCGTACAGCAACGCCGCCTCTGACGGCACCGAAACCGCCTACGGCATCACCTACGGCGATGCCAAGGTCACGCAGGCCAACGGCACCAACACGGCCAAGGTCAGCATCTCGGTTGTGGTCAACGACTGCATCGTGTCGAAGGCCAAGCTGCCGTTCCAGTCCGGAGCAGGATTCGCTGATGCTAACGGCATCACGGACCTCAAGAACATCACCTTCGTGGCCTGAGAGAGGACTGAATCATGGCTTTGTTCCTTGACGGCCCCGTGCCGCTCGAAGACGTCATCGTCTACACCCAGGGTGTGCCGCTGCCGTCGACCAACGTGCTCACGCAGATGTTCCCGACCCGCACCTACGCCACCGATGAGGTTGACTTCGCGACGATCACCTCCACCAATCGGCTGGCGCAGTTCCGCACCTGGGACGGCAACTTCTGGGTGGCGCCGCGCGACACCGGCGTGGAGAAGCGCGTCAAGCTCGCCCCGCTGGGCGGCAAGCTCGGCGAAGGCGAGTACGAACGCCGGCAGAAGGAGTTCGCCCGCTACGGCGGCACCATCCAGTCCATCCTGGTGGACGCCGTGTACGACGACCTGACCAACCTGACCCGCTACGTTCAGAACCGCATCGAAATGGCCTGGGGCGACGTCCTCACCGATGGTGTGTTCACCATCAACGAGAACGGAATCAACCAGCAGGTCGACTTCGGCATCCCGGCCGGCCAGAAGGTCACCGCAGCCACCCTGTGGTCGGACACCGCCAACGCGGATCCGCTGACCAACCTGATCGCCTGGTACGACGTGTACCGCACCGCCAACGGTGTCGGCCCAGGCCGGTTCCTGGTGTCGCTGGCGACCGCCCGCCACCTGATGGCGAACGTGAAGCTCATCAACGCCATCAAGGGCGCGCAGACCGGCTCCACGCAGGTCACCCTAGCCGAGATCAGCAACCTGTTCGCCTCGTACGGGCTGCCGGCGATCTCGATGGATTCGGTGTACGACTCGTTCTTCCAGAACGACGCCGGCTCCACAGTGCGGCCGATCGCGGCGAACAAGCTACTGTTCCTGCCCGATGATTTGGGAAGCCTCGGCTTCACCGCGTGGGGCACCCCCACCACGGTGATGGAACTGAACGCCAACAACGTTCAGGTCCAGACCGCCGCGGGCATCATCGGCGTCATCGACCGCGAGTCGCATCCTCCGTACCAGAAGAGTGTCTACGTGGATGCTGTGGCGATGCCGGTTCTGGCTGACCCCCGCAAGGTCCTCGTCGCCACCGTCGCCTAGGAGGTTCTGATGGCAACGAACAAGAGCGAGTACGCGCTGTACCTGAACGATAAGGACGGGTCGCTCGTCACTGTCATGCCCGGTGAGGACATCCCTTCTTGGGCGAAGGTCACCAACCCGTACGTCCTCGGCAAGGACTCGGAGGAGCCGGGGTCCGGTGAATCCGAAGAGGTGGAGTCTTCGGGTCCGCCTCCGCGTGCCGGTAAGGGTTCCGGTGAGGCGGCGTGGCGTGCATACGCCGAGGAGCAGGGTGTTGATGTGTCCGGCGCTGAAGGGCGCGACGACATCATCGATGCGCTCGACGCTGCGGGTGTGCCGGTCGAATGACCACTCCCACGCCGCCCGAGGGGAAGTTCGTCACCGTAGATGAGGCTGAGGCCCGCTATGAGGGCGACTTCCCTTCTGGGCGGCGTCAGTGGTTGATGTGGCGTCTCTTCGATGTGGAGAACGCCTTGATGGGTTTGGTGCCGTCGCTGCGTAAGCCGCTCGACGACATCATCGCGGACTCCATTGCGGCTGGCGATCCTGGCCGCGTGGACCGCGTCAAATCCCTTGTCATCGATAAGGCGTTGCAGATGTACCGCAACCCTTTCGGCGGCGCGTTGGCCCAGCAGATGCAGATGGTCGATGACGTTCAGGAGTCCCGCACGTTTCGGGGGTCGACGTCTGCGGCGATCGCGTTTGATGAGGGTGAGTTGAATCAGGTTCGGTTGCGGACTCGGAGGCGGTCGAAGCTGGGTTCGATTCCGATCGATCCGTGGCGCATCACGTGCTGAACCTTCCGGTCGAGTTTGGTGGGCAGACGGTGACGTTTGTGTCCGTTGCCGAGTCCGGTGCCCCGGGTTATATGGGGTTGCGGGCGAAGGCCCGTGTGGAAACCGAAGTGTCGGGTTGCAGGTTCCGCCCAGTCCAGGTCACCGAGTCCGCCGACGAGGAAACCAACACCGCTGAGGGGCAGTGGAAATGCACCGCACCCCCGGTGGCGGCTGTGTTGGCGGCGAAATCCTCCGATGAGGTCAAGGTCGACGGTGTGACCTATCAGATCACCGGCCCGGTGCAGCCGAAACGCACCATGGACGGGCTGCTGCATCACGTCACGGTGATGTGCAAACGTCAGGCCGGCTGATGAGCAACCCGTTCGACAAGTTCGGCATCTCCGATGCGGAACTGAAGAAGGCGATCTCGGAGTCGGCTGAGGTTGATGCCGAGTTGAACCGCTTCATGAAGGACGAAGTGGTTCCGTACTGGAAGTCTGTGTCCCCGGTGGATGAGGGCCGGTATGCGGCGTCGATCAAGGTGACGAAGAAAGCCAAGGGCGGCAAGGGCGAAGTCGGCGCAACCAACTACAAGGCGCACTGGATCGAGTTCGGCACCGGAGACCCCGGCCCCACCAAAGCCTCCGCCCCGGGTGAGAAGACCGCCCAGCATTTCGGCGGCACCCTCGACGGCGTGGAGATAGGCAAGGACGATGACGGATCTTCATGACCGGGAAGCCCCCGACTCAGAAGATTTCGTTGTGCATTGGCTCGCCCCGCTGCTGCGGTCTGCTACGGAGCGGGAAACCGATGATGTGTTGCCGTTCGCTGTGGTGCAGCAGATTTCCGGTGACGACGACGTCGATACGGGTACGGCGGAGGATGCGATCCAGGTCGATTGGTTTGACCGTGCCCGCGACGGAATGGAAGCCGCGCAGCGTTCCAAACTGACTGCCCGTGAGGGGCATCGGCGGATGCTGCTGCTCGCCCACGACTTACCCGCCATCGAAGTATCGGACGGCACCACCGTAGGTGCCGACTATCTGACGACCACGATGAAACCCACTCGTATGCCGTACGCCGACGAGAAGATCGTCCGCTACGTGTCCCGGTACCGACTCGGTACCTCATTCGTCGCAGCACCCTAGCTGCGTCATCAGCCCAAACCCCACCCGCCGGACGCCGTTCGGTTCATTCACCATGGAAAGGATGCCACTATGGCAATCCCCGCAACCGGCACCACATGGAAGGCCGGCGGCTTCAACGACATCGACAACACGTTCCTGGAGCGTGGCGGCAAGATCGCCGTCCTGATCCGTCAGGCCCGCGGCGCCGAGTCGAACCTGTCCCCGCACAACGCAAACGGGACACCGTTCTGGTCTCCGTTCGCTCAGGACGGCAAGCTGCGCGACGACCTGTTCGCGTTCAAAAAGATCAACGGGTTCTGGGTGGAAAACCCCGACCCCAACGAAGGCTTCCACCTTCTCGGTGCGTTCAAGGAAGGTGACGGCCCCACCGTCAAGTCGGACTTCGACGACGACGACTACATGGTGGAGCAGACGAACTTCCCGTTCGACTCCGACCGCACCAAGGAAGACGAACCGTTCACCCTGACCCCGGTGGAGACGCTGAAGCCGGTGCTGCGGCGTGTCCGTAACGGTCTGCCGTTGGCGGCGGCGAACGGCGACAACCTCGTTGAATACCCCGGCCAGGCCGGCACCGTGTACGTTCGCCCGCTGGACTACACCCCGATCAACTACCAAGTTCTGTTGATCCGCGAGTTCAACAAGCCGGGTGGGAAGATTCAGACCGTCAAGGCGTTCGACCTGGTGAAGGTCAACAAGGTCGGCGACGCCAAGATGGGCAAGAAGGACGCCGAGGCTGCGGAGCTGACGATGAAGCCGCTGCCGTCGGGTCACTTCATGGGTGTGCAGGACGGCGAGTATCAGCCGATCATCAAGGCGGAGTGGATCGGCGGCGAAGGCTACGCGGCGCTGCTGGGTTCCCCGGTGTCCGGCTATACCGCCACCCTGGGTGTGCAGTCTTCGGGTACGTTCACCCTCACCTACGGCGGCCTGACCACCTCCGGTATCGCCTACAACGCCACTGCGTCTGCGGTGAAGACCGCGCTGGTCGCCCTCGACGACGGCTACACCTCCGCGGATTGGGATGTTACCGGTTCTGCCGGCGGCCCCTACACCGTGACGGTGCCGTCGATCTCGAAGCCGCTCAGCGGTTCCGGCGCCAGCCTGGGAACCCCGGGCACCTTCTCGGTCGCCCCGGTCACCGAGTAGTAGACCTCGCCGGGGGAGGGTTCGGGCTGAGCCTTCCCCCGGCGAGCCACCACATCAGCCCATCAGCCCAATTGGAAGGAAAACTCAGCCCATCATGTCTGAAGAACACGACCGCCACCCCGTCAAACCCGAACAGGCCGCCGACCAGGCCACCGAATACCTCGGGTTCATGGCCAGCATCACCTACGACCTCGGTGACGGCGACACCTGGAAGCTCCCCAATCCGGCGTTGTTCCCGCCGGACATGAAGGACCGCTACTTCGAGCATTTGCGGTTCATGTCCGAGGATTTGGACACGAAGCCCCGCAAGAACCCGATCACGGGGGAAGAGGAACAGATCCAGATTTATCCGCTGCGCTACAACGGGAAACTCATCAACGATGAGGAACTGTTGTGTGTCGCGTTGATGGGATCTGACACCGATTACCTCCAGTATTTGGAGGATCGGACCAAGCCTGAGGTGTATGCCAAGTTCCTCGCAGCGGGTGGTGTTCCGGGGCAGATCAACACGGCGTGGCAGATGATGCAGCGGCAGCTGCAGGAGCGTCTTCAGCGAGACTCGAAAAGTTCATGAAGCCATCGCACTGTGGTGCCGGTATCCGGATGAGATTGAAGCGGACCTCAAGTTCCGCAACGTAGAGATTCGGGATTGGCACCGAGGCACCACCGACTCTCACGGCTGTTTGGTGTTGTCGAGCCGGCTGTTGCTGAATCTTGTTCATTACCTTCCGAATAGCTCTGCTTTCAAGACTCATGCGGCTCCGCCGTTTGGGCGGGACGGCAACTGGACTGAACTGGAAATCATGGTCGCCAAGCTTCACGAGGAGACCGCTCTCAACCGGGCAGCCAAGTATGTGGGTGGCCCGAACGAGTACATCCCGACGGTGTATCTGTCCCCGGCGGAGCGCATTGAACGTCTGAACGAAACCGAAGAGGACGAGCAGTCCGCATCGGATCTGATCAACAGCCTGGTAGGGGAATAGGAGGTGGATTGTGGCCGTCAAGATTCCGTTTGAAGCAGCACTTGACGACCGGTCCGCCACCGCAGTCTCCTCCCGGGTTGAACGGATCTTCGCCGACGCCGGCAAGGACGCAGGGCGGCAGTTTTCGAAGCAGTTCGGTGCCACCGCGCAATCGGTGGACGCCGAAATGCAGAAGATCGGCGACAAGGCCAAAGACGCCTACGACAAGGCTTCCGACGCGGCGGGCAAGCTCCGCGCTGAGGAAGCCAAACTCAAGGACCTTCGGGACCGGGGGGCGCGTGACTCCCAGATCGTTTCGCAGGCGGAGCGTTTAGAGGCGGCGCGGCGGGCAGAAACGCGCGCTATCCGTGACGCCACGAATGCACTGAAAGACTACGAGCAGGCATCGCAAGGTGCTGGTGCGCGCGGCGGCCAGGGCTTCCTGGACGGTCTGCGCAGCGGTGTTGGGGGTGCGGGTGCATCCGGTTCGGATATGGCGGAGGAATTCGCCGGAGGTTTCGCCGGATCCAGTGCGCTACTGCGGTTGGGCGCGGCCGGTGGTCCTATCGGGTTGGCGCTTGCTGGGGTCGCCACCATCGGCGTGATCGCCGGTCGCCAGTTGGGGCAGGCAGTCGCAGACGGTATGGCAACAATCCAGTTGCAGGACCAGTTCCAGGCGGCGATGGGGCTCAGTGAGTCGTCGATGGCGCAGTACGCGGCTGCGGCTGGATCTGCGTTCGCCAACAACTTCGGCGCTTCGGTGGCGGACAATCTTGGTGCTGCGCAGACGGCGTTGCAGTCCGGCCTGATCGACACCACCGCTACTGAAGGTGAAGTTCAGACCGTCATCCAACAGTTGCAGGGCATGGCCGGTGTGACCGGTGCGACAACGCAGGAATTGTCGCGGTCGATCGCCACCCTGATGCGCACCGGTATGGCCGAAAGCGTCTCTGGCGCTGCGGACATCATCACCGCAGGCTTCCAGCAAGGCTTGAACGTCTCCGGCGACTGGCTGGACACCATCAACGAGTATTCGACGCAGTTCCGCAAGCTTGGGTTGGATGCGGGTCAGGTGTTGACGCTGCTGCAACAGGGTATGCAGGGCGGCGCCCGCGACACCGATAAGGTCGCAGACTCCCTCAAGGAGTTCTCGATCCGGGCGGTGGATGGGTCGAAGTCCACCCGTGAAGGGTTCGAGGCTCTCGGGTTCAACGCTGACGAGATGGGCCGCCGCTTCGCCGCGGGAGGGCAGTCGGCGCAGGTCGCTTTGGGGTCGGTGCTCACCGCGATCCAAAGTGTTGATGACCCGATGCAGCAAGCGCTGATTTGGCAGCGGTTGTTCGGAACCCAGTTTGAGGACATGGGTGATGCGATCAACCAGTTCGACTTGTCGTCGGTGGGCGCGGAGTTCACCAATCTTCAGGGTGTTTCTGACAATGCGACGAAGACCGCCGCAGGGAACTTCGCCTCCGAGTGGGAGACCGCGACCCGCGCCGTCGGCCAGTACTTCTCCGACCTGAAGACCGACATCGCGGACTGGTTCTCCAGCCTTCCGTTGATCAAGGACATTCCGAACCTGATCACGGAGGCGTTCAACGGCCGTCCGGGTATTCAAGCGTCCGCCCCGAGTAATCCGAACAATGTGCCGTCGGCCCCAGCTGTTCCTGTCACCCCTGGTGGTCTTCCGGGCGCTATCACGGGTGGTGGCGGTGCGGCGAGCAGCCCGAACAGCCTGGGCGACTTGTTGATGCCTTCGGGGAACACTCCGATCCCTGCTGCACCGGCTCCGGACGCCCCGGTCCCGGGTGCGCGTACACCGATCCTGACGGATGCTCAGGCGGAAGCGCAGAAGGAAGCCGAGAAGGCCGCCACCACCCTTCCGGAGGCTCCGTCGCTTCCGTTGCAGTACACCAACACCGCCGGCCTGCCGACCGCTGTAGCGAACGCGCAGATCCGTTTGGATGAAACCCGGCATGCGGTTGCGGAGAAGGAAGCACGCCTCAACCAGTTGATGCAGACCAACGCAGTGGATGCGTCGGTGATCCAGAAGGCCCGCAACGATGTTGCTAAGGCTGAGCAGGATCAGATGCAGGCTGAGCAGGCGTTGACGGATTCGCGTATCTCCGCAACGGAGAAAGCCAACAAGCAGCTCACCTCCCTGTCGAACGATATGAGCGAGTTGGGTAACTCGTTGGACGCTGACTTCGGCCTGTCCAAGGGGTTGGGCGGGGTTATCGAGAACGCGGTGAAGGCGCTCGGTAACGCGTTGACGGCCCCGTTCCTAGCGGCGTTGGGGATGGTGGAGAAAGCTAACCCATACGAGGGCTCCGGGCTGATGGGAATCATGGCCGCCAACGGCGTCTTCGGGTCTCAATACACCCCGGCTACCCTTGCAGCCGCAGCGCAAACTAGCGGCGGATATGGCGCACCCGGGCAACAGTTTGTGCCAGGGATGCCGACTACGGCTGTCCCACAATCAGGGTTCAGTGACGCCAACTTGAAGCCCAACGCGGCGATGCTCAACGACATCATCCCTGCGATGTTCCCGGGCATCACTGACATCGGCGGCTACAGGGCCAGCGACCCCTATCCGGATCATCCGTCGGGCCGAGCGCTGGACATCATGATCCCGAACTGGGACACCCCGCAGGGCAAGGCATACGGCGACCAGATCAACCAGTTCCTTCAACAGAACGCGGATGCGTTGGGTATCGACTCCACGATCTGGCGTCAGCAGTACCAGCCGGCCGGCGGTGTCCCCTCCCTCATGGAGGACCGGGGCAGCGCAAACGAGAACCACATGAACCACATCCATGCGTTGACTTCACCGACTACCAGTCCTTATGCCGGGGGCGGTGTGCCTACGCCGGCTGTTCCGGTCGGTCAGTATGCGGCACCGCCGGCCGCCGGCCCGGGGTGGCAGGGTCCTCTGCCGAGTGGGGTTCCGACCAGTGGATCGATGTTGCCTGGTGCGGGTGCTCCCCAAGCTGCCCAGTTCGGTGGACCGCAAGGCCCCGGCGTCGGTGGGGGAGTGGCATACCCATCGCAGGGAGGTAGCAGTGGCAACCTGGTTGGCGGCCTCGCATTGGATGGTGCTCTCGCAGCAGCCGGTGCAGCAGACCTTCTCATGCCGGGTGCTGGTGCTGCCGCGAAGATTGGCATCCAGCTCGCCAATAGGACAGTCGGCTACGCCGCGCAGAACGCAGGCATCCTCGGTTCTGGTCTGCTGGAGACGTTCGGTCAGATCGGCGACAACCCCAAAGGCACGCTAGGTGCGTCGTGGCTCGGCAAGGGGCTCGGCGGGTTGGCCGGCGCTGCCGCTGCACTACCCAACGTCGCGGGCAAGGCCGTGCAACCCCCGGGCAACGGTCAGGGCCAGCCGAACGGCCAGGGCGGGAACGTCACCAACCAGACGGTCAACGTCACCAACAACAAGCAGACCGAAGACCAGACCGGCGGTGTGGTCGCTGAGCATCTGTCCGCGATGCAGGCCCCCGTGGGTAGGCAGTAGTGGCTGACATCGTGCGCTACCCGCGTAACTCGGTGACCCCGCAGGGCGCCTACTACTTCATCAAGGGTATTCATCCGCGGGTTCGGCTGAAGTCCCCCGACGGGTCCGTTGTCTTTGAAATTCTGGGTGGCGGGGCGATCGCTGACAGGCATTCGGCCCCGGAGTGCGTGGTGCTCAACGCCCCACCCAAGGGTTTGATCGCGACGTGGAAGTTTATTGATCAGCAGGGCGCCAACGAGGACGGTGTCACCAACCTCGACGCCGTCAATGACGCTATGGAGATCACGCTCCCGGTGCGGTTGTTCGCCCGCGACGGCGCGCACCTTCGGGAACTAACGCGGGCGCTTCTGGGGTCGTTGGACAAGAAGAAGACGTCCGAATTGTCATGGTTCACACAGGAACTCGGCTGCTGGTGGGGCGATGTGCGGCATTTGCGTCCGCCGGCCGCAGGGTACGACGTTGGTGGGCAGAAGCATTCCACGTCATTTGATCTGCATTTGCGGGTGGATGGTGGGTTTTGGCGGACGTTCGACCATATCGATGAGTTCCGTCTGCCGTTTGATTCGATGAAGGACACCTTCGCCGTTGACACGGTTGAGGATAAGAACCTGGGTCAGTTGTGGCCGCTGTATTTCACGGGTCCGGGCGGGGGTTTCCCGTATGCGTCTCGTGGTGCTATGCGGTGGCGTGATGATCCGACGCGGACGTTTTTCACGGAGCCGCGCCAGTTCGTCGCCGGACCCTACAGGGATTTCCAGACTGCGACGGACAATCAGGTCATTTCGATTGTGTTCGACTCCTGGCAGGAGTGGGGCGCCTCCAACGACATCTGGGGACGCCAAGGCAGAACGGCATCAGGGGAGTGGAACGGCACTGGTGTGAGGGCTCGGATTACGGGTCCGTGGATTGAGGTTGCGGCGTTCAACAACTTCAAGAAAACCACCATCGCCCAGGGCTACGCCACCAACCTAGCTCCTGCTTTGCCGGGGGAACGGTACCGGCTCGAATGCGGCGGCCTGGACAAGGACGGCAACTTCAACCCCCGCATCTTCCGCGTCCGCAAAGGCGGCGGCACGATCTTCACCGCCAAAGACACCGCAGGGGTTTCCGCTATCGGTGCGGGGTTCCGTGGGGTTGGGACTGGTGGTCAGGCTGCGGGTGCGTTCATCACCCAAGGCACCCCCGCCGCTATTCGGGAAGTGTCGGCCGGCGACCTCACCAACGCCGCCCCCGTCGGGAAACTGGTGCGCGTCAATGTGGGCGATCAGGACATGTGGGACCGGTACACGATCACCGGTCCGGGAACGTTCGAGATCGGTGCGGGTCCGGGGTCTTCGCAGACCGTGAAGATCGGACCCCTGTTGCCAAACCAGAAAGTCCAGTTACGTAGCGATGGGCAGAAGCGGCGGATCGTGGATCTGACGAAGGTCCCCCCGACGGCGAATGAGCTGTTGGAGTACCGGAAGGTGTTGGCGGAGCTGGAATCGTATGCGCCGATCAAGAACATTGGCCCTACTTTGGCGGCGAATGCTTCCGAGTTCGGGGTCACCCCACCTCAAGGCAATATGCATAGGTTGATTGATGGGTGGTTCACCCATCCGGTTCCTCCTAAGTCTCCGGGGCGTCGCGCTGAGCAGCATTTCGTGTCGGTGAAGATCACGGGTGGGAACGCGGATTCGCGGGTGATCGTGGCTGGCACACCGAGGCGGCGCTACCCCCAATGACCACCGTCATTCGGGCCGCTCACCTGTGTGAAGCGGCCAGTTCGGGATGCCCGAAATGAAACTCACCGACACCGAACTAGAACGGTGGTCTCGGGAACTCGACACCGGCAACCGCTACCGGGAAGCCGAGGCCGCCGAAATCCTCGCCCAGTCATTCACGTCGGATGACACCGGGATCACGTTGACGGTGTGCGACAAACTGTGGCGCGAAGTCGACAGGGTGAATGACTTCATCGAAGTGTCGTACACCATCCCCCGAAACATGCCCCCCCAAGCCACGTTGACGGTGAAGTCGGATCACCATTTGGTGCCGATGTTCCGCACGTGTGAGCAGACGATGGTGGGGGTGATCCTCGAAACCGAGGGCATCTCCGAAGCGTTCTATGTGAAACGGCACCGGGAGAAGCTGGACGACAAAGGGGTTTGGACGCATGTCCTTGAACTCGTTGGCATCTACGACATCCTGAACTATTTGGTGATTTGGCCGTCGTGGTTTCTGCCGATCCAGGCCCAGCCATTTTCCCACGCGGTGTATGCAGCCCCGTTGTGTACTGCGATCGAAGCAGCCGCAGCGGAACAAGCACTTCGGATCCAGTCGGGGATGTGGGAGTTCGTCAACAACGCCCTCTCACTCAACCCTGACGTAAGAGCTTGGTTCGGGACTGTGTTGCAGGGGTTGAAGCGGGACGGTAAACCCTCCACCATCCTGAAAACCCCACTTTATGTGGTGCGTACCGGCATCCTGCGGGATTCTTCGCCGCCGTATGTGAAGACCGTGCGGATGACGACGGTGGGGCAGATGATCCAGGAGATCACCCCCGCCTACGGAGTCGACGTCCGCGTGCATTTGTGGCGGCCCGGTGACCCTCAACCCGACAAATGGGCGCACCTTGAAGTTCCCACGTATGTGATGACGGTGAAGGACCGCTCCCAGATCGAAGGACCGACTAAAACGATTCTGGATTCGGCGATCCGGGGCACGGTGGATGCGTTGGGGTCGATCCTCGGCGACACCCTAAAACCCCTGTTGAATCCGGACGGGAAGTACGCCCCCGAAGGCTTGTACATCGCACCCCGTCTAGGTCTCGACTTTGTGATGCCGTACGCGGTGTTGGTGACCCCGGACAATGTGATCACCGAAGACGGCCAGGTGGTGCGGGAACGCTCCCCACTGATGTCGTGCGAGATCGTCCACAACACACCGTTGGGGTGGCAGCACATCATCGGCGGCAAGTCCCCGAAGTGGTTGAACGACTTAATCAATGCGTTCTTCAAGTACATCATCGACGCGGTCATGATCGTCATCGGCTTCACCGGGGTCCCCTCCAATATTCTGGACGGCTTCCTCAACGATTCGTTCCTGGCGTTCCAGCTGATTCAACATTACGGCCGGCGGGACAGTGTCGGCCCGTACCACCCCGCGATCGAGGTGTTCACGGCGACGAATTCGGCGCCGTACAACATTGAGGCGTTGTTCCAGTTCATCGCGGTGCTGTGGAATTCGCGGGGTTATACGACGGCGATCGCGACGTTCCGCGGGCAGAACGGCCCCTACAAGTTGGGGCGGGATATTTTCCCGGGTGCGTTGATGACGTTGGTGTATGCGTCTCGGACGAAGTTGTACACGGATTACATCGAGTTGGTGTCCGGGAAGGTGAATCGGACGACTCGTGAGTTGACGGTGCAGATGGGTGATGGGAAGCCGTTGGAGCATCCGTCGGCTCAGTTGCGCCGCAACATCAGTGAGGCAATGGCCGCGATAAATACGGTCACGCTTGCCCCATCTTCGGGCGGCTAAGACTATGAAACCTGTTGGAGGTCAGTGTGGCTGAGATTCTGTGGCGGACCGAGTACCGCGACGGTGTGCGGTGGTTGTTCTGCAATCTCGCCGAGCTGGGTTTCCGTATCGATGATGATGGTCAGTCGTCGGGCATGTATCTGGCGGTCGCTGCACCATTGGGTGGGGTGGCTTCGCTGGGGAATGTGTTGGCGAAGGGTGATGCGGGGTTCCCGGCGACGATGGTGTTGTCGGGGTTTGAGGAGTTGGACGCCGACGACCCCACCCCCGCCTCCGCGTCGTTGGAGATCATCGCTGAGCCGACTGATGTGTCGGGGCCGGTGTATGGGCTGAACCTGATCCTGCATCGTGGGGCGACGGGGGAGTCAGGGACGGCGACGTTCACGCCGGGAGACATTTCGGAGTCTCCATTGTTGGGGTGGATTCCCGCTGTCGCACCGGGGCTTAGCGCGTTTGAGTTGGTGCCGCAGAAGGTGTCGACTCAACATTGGCCTGCCACGGTGGACAACGTTCCCGGTGGCACCACAGCTGGTTTCACTCTCACGATTGTTCCGATTGCTGCTGCCCCGTATGACCGGTATGCGTTTCCGGGTGGGACGGTGCAGGTCGCTGCCGCATCAGGCTCTAACCTGCGGGTGGATCTGATCGCGCGGCTGGACGCGGACAACGGGCCGGTGGTCGGTAGGGATTACGGCCGCGCCGGGGCCACCGACAAACTGTCTTTGGTGGGGTTCCCTGACGCTGGGGCCACCTCATCCGCGACGAAGATTTTGGCGAATCAGACCGCGAACATCTACTTCCGGACGGAGAAGCAGGCCGGATCGTCTGCGTATTCGTCGACTCCGGGTACTGCCCGGTTTGGTGTGTTGATGGTGCCGGCGTGACCGATACCTCTGATGTGGAGGATTGGGGTCCGACGCTTGAGGCGGTTGGGCGTCCTCTGGGTGGGGGGCGGACACGCAATACGCGGGTTGGGCTTCAGGAGATCCAGGAGGCCCAGGACTTCCAGCGTGAGCGCACCGGGGCGGATGTTGCGGTTGCTTTGGGTGGTGTGGATACCGGTGATGGGTATGACGGTTGGTCGCACGTCACTGAGTGGGCCACCGATGTGGGTGAGGGCATCACCGATGCGGTGACGGGGACCGCAAACACCATCAATGCGATTGTGCAGGGCTTCACCGGACTCATTGGTGACTGGCTGTTTCCGGATGTGGAGTCTGCCGCTGAGGCGATAGCCCGTCAGCAGGCGGAGACTGCGGCGTCGGTCGCCAAGCTTCAGCAGTTGAACAGTGCGAATGCTCAGGGCGGCAACAGCGGTTTTGTGGACTTCACGGGGCTGGCTGATGCGTCCACGATGGGGTCTCAGTTTGACCAGTTCTATTCGGGTGCTGGTACTGACACTTTAGGCATTGTTGGTGGCAGGACTGGTGTGGTGCCGGGGACGTTCACGGCGGACAGGTTGTGCCGGTTCGTCTTCAACGCGAAGACCACCCTGTCGGATTTCCAGCGCGTGTCGATGGTGTTCGCCACCTCGCCGGGAAAACGGTCGTTTGCGTTCCCTGCCACGCAGACGGTGTACGGGTACAACTACATCCGCGCACGTATTGCCGAGTCGGGCACGTATGCGGGCATTGATTGTGTCCAGGTCATTTTCGACATCGACTCATTCGATTTGGGTTGTGTGGTCAATGGTGTGTGGACTAAGTGGATCACCGTCGCCCACAAGTTTCGTCCGGGCGCGATCTACAGCCTCGATGCTGGGTCGACGGGCGGGAACCGGCAGTACCGCATCCTTCTAAACGGCGCGAACGTATACGTTCACAACGAGGTCGGCACCATCTCTCAGCTCGGTTCTGGGTACCGGGACACAGGTGGTGGGGGAGCGTGGGAAGCCGGAACTGATGGCGGCACGTGGTTCCGCGCCCAACCTTCTGCCATCGCAGCGTTCTATATGGCCGACAACACGCCGCCGGGACAGCTCAGCTCCATCGGCCGCGCCTTCCGGGCATCCGGTACCACAGTCAGTTTCAACACCGTGTCCACCATGTACACGCTGCCGGCGAACATGTTCGACACTTTCGACTACGCCACCCCCGACCTGGTGTGGAATGGCTCTGCCGGGAGCTGGACGATCGGCCGACGCGGAAACTACATCGTCAATGCGCACATGGCGAACAACAACACCACCCTCACTGGGTATGTGGCGTTGTTTGTCAATGGGGTGCAAACAAACTCGGGCAACGTCGGACCCTTCTCTACGTTGGCGTTCGCTATCCCGTTGATGCCGGGGGATGTGCTCACGTTGGGGTACTTCACCGGCACGGCGAACTGCCGGATCTTCGGCCGCGCAGATGGTGACATCACGTTCTTTCAGGTCGTGCGTATCACTCCCGACAATCTGGAGGACATCTCCGCATGACCGATTTGAACGTGTCCCAGACGGTGGAGGATCCGACGGGCGGGTTGCTTCGGATCAGCCCGGACGGTCGTTGCATCGCAGAAGAACTCGCCGCCCCCGTCACATCCCAAGGTGTGCGTTGGGAGGCCGGGGACTTCTACGTCACGGTGCGTGGGGCTCGCATCTATTACACGAATTTGATGATGAATCCGGAGATCGCAGGGTGGCCGAAGTTGGGGGTAGTGGAATGACATTGGACCCGAAGCCCATCGTGGACGACGAACCCGCCGTGGAAATGCAGGAATCCGAAGAGCCGACCGGCGTTCCTACTACCGACGACTTCGTGGAACGTGTCAACGGCATGACGCCCGGTGACATCACCCCCCAACAAATCCTGTCGGTCATCACCGCCATCAACCACGCCACCACCGGAGACCCCGTCGGCACTGCCCGCCGAGGCCCCAACGGCGAATTCGCCACCCGCGTCAACCGCCAAGGCGTCGATATGTGGCAGATCGTCAACCCCGCCGACGGATCACTTTGGTACGACTTCGCACCCACGCTCCCCTGGACCCAAATCGGAGGAAACTAAATGGCACTCGGACCTTCCAACTGGGTTATCAACCAGATGTGGGACGCGGCGTTCGGCATCCAACCGTTCTACGTCAACCAGCCCTACATCCAGTGGCACAGTGGTGACCCCGGATCCGGCGGTAACTCCAACGTGGTGGCGATTGACCGGCAGGCCGCCGTGTTCGAACGGATCTCCGACGGAGTGTGGCGCACAGCCGGCGCACCCATGGAAGTCGCCATCGACGTCCCCGACGTCACCATCACCCACATCAGCATCCACGACGCGTTGGATGACGGGAACTGGCTGGGCAACCTTGTCGGGAATCAGTCGATCTCCGTCGTCGAAGGCGACCTCCTCACACTCTCTGATCAAATTCAGTGGACCGTGACGGACTGGGTTGCCTGATGCCCGTCACCCGAATCGCTGCCGCGCAGCGAACCCAACTCCTAGCAGGGAACCTGACATCCCACACAATCGATGTGTCGGTGAACGTCAACCCCAACGCCCCCGACTACGTGTACGGCATCGTCGCATACGGATGGACCGGCGAACCCTCCGTCTCCGGTGACACCATCGGCTGCACCTGGACCGGCGCCACCCCACTCCCACTACTGGCGACCCCACTGCTGTTCGGGTCCAACAAAAACCTGTTGATGGGGTGGATTGTTGAGAACCCGTCCAGTGGAACGGTCGTCGCCTCACACTCAGGCATCGGCACCGGCCTAGACACCCGATCCAGGTTCATTACTGTGGGGGTGTGGTCCCAAGCCCAACCCTTGGACCTCCCGAACATTCAGGCGGCTGTGGTGTCTGCTGTGGGGTCGACAAACGTCGCAACCTCCGGTGTCACCGTCCCTTCCATCCTGCCCGCCTCCCGTGTCATCACCGCCCACCTCGTCGGTAAAGGCAAAAAGATCAACGACTTCACCGGAACTAGGGTGGCGTCTGCGCCTTCACCGTCCGGGAATGGGCAGTTGTTGTTGGGGGAGACGCGGGGCGCTGCGTCGGTCAACCCGACCATCACTCACAACACGTCCACCCAGTTGTGGGGTGCGTTCGGTTTGAACACTGATCCGGCGCCGCTAGCGTTCGGCGCCGCCGGCCGGCATAAGGCTGGTTCGGGCTCGTGGGGTGGTTCGGTGTACCGCTTCGCTGAACCCCACCCGGACCGCTACTACGAAGTCCCCCGCATCGGTTCCTCCACCATCCTGGCCGGAAACTTCGTCCGCTCCACCGACGGTGTTGCGATGCCGGTGTGGGTGAAAGACCCCGACGACACCAACGACTACACCCTCGACTGGTCGAACCATTTGGCTGACGACGATCGGATCACCCACGTCGAACACACCGTCAGTGGCTCACTCCGCAGGTTCTCCCAAGCCCTTGATGAGACGGGGCATATGACGCAGGTGTGGATCAACGGCGGCACCGTCAACGTCACCCGCTCCGTCCGCGTCCGGGCTTCTACCGCGCGGGGACGCCGGTTTGACCGCACCTTCTGGATCGCAGGAACCCAAAACTGATGACTGTCGTGACGGGTGTCGTCCTGGATGTGACGGGGCGTAAGGATTCGCGGGAGTGGAAGGCGTGGTCCCCGGTCTACCGCGAAGGCACCAACGGTTCGGTGGTGACGTATCGGGAGCAGGACGTCCACGTCGTCGCCGGCAACTTGACTGCCACTTTGGAGCCTGGTCCGTGCCTCATCCAAAACCCCGACGGCGACCAATGGTTGGTTACCGTCCCCGAAACAGACACCACCCTCTGGCCGTTGATTCAGGCCGCCGTGCAGATCCCCCCAGAAACCACTGAGGAGAAACTGTTCGCCGCCGTCGAGGAATACTTCGACCAGCACCCGGTGGATGTAGGGCCGAAGGGTGAACCGGGTGAGCCCGGAGCACCTGGTGAGGACGGGGAGGATGGTGAGTCGGCGTATGAGGTTGCGGTTGCCAACGGGTTCGTCGGCTCCCAATCCGCCTGGCTAGCATCGTTGGTCGGCCCACAAGGGGAGCAGGGCGAGCAAGGTATCCAGGGTCCTCCGGGTGCGGATGGGTCCGGTTCGGGGGACATGACCAAAGCGGTCTACGACCCTTCGAACGTCAACGGCAATGCGTTCTCCCAGGACAACATGGTCTCGGGGACCACGAACAAAAACTTCACCGCCGCGAACCAAACCAAACTCAACGGCATCGAAGCCCTCGCTGACGTGACCGACGCTGCGAATGTCGCCGCAGCCGGTGCGCAGATGACGTCGGAACGCAACGCCAACAACGGATACGCCGGCCTGGACAGCGCCGGACTCATCCCGTCCGCCCTGTTGCCGTCCTACGTCGATGACGTTATTGAGGCCGCGAACTTCGCCGCCCTGACCGGTGGTGTTGCGGGGAAGATTTACGTCACCCTCGACAACAACAAAACTTATCGTTGGTCGGGTTCGGCGTTCGTGGAGATCAGTGCGTCTCCGGGGTCTACGGATGCGGTGCCTGAGGGTTCAACGAACCTGTACTACACGCAGGCCCGGGCGGATGCCCGGGTCGCGGCTGCGGCTGCTACTGGCACGGGGAACCTTGTCCGGGCCACGTCTCCCACGTTGGTGACCCCTGCGCTTGGGACTCCTACGTCGGGGAACTTGGCGAACTGCACGTTCCCCACCTTGAACCAAAACACGTCGGGGAACGCTGCGACCGCAACAGCTTTACAGACGGCCCGGAATATCAATGGGGTGTCGTTCAACGGGACCGCGAACATCATTCTGGCGCCGCAGTCGGTGGCGGTGACGAACACGGCGGCACCGTCGATTGCGTTGACTTCTCCGTTCGCGACACTTACGGATTCGGGGTTGGCGCAGGCTGTCACGTCGGTAACGGTGACGGGTTCACCGGCTGAAGGGTATCGGCTGACGTTGAAGTTCAAGGACGACGGCACGTCCCGCGCTATCACCTTAGGGTCGTCATTCCGTGCGATGGGTGTCACCATCCCCGCTGCGACTACGGCGGGCAAATGGCTGGTTTTGGGCTGCCTTTACTCTGGGACTGACAGCATTTGGGATGTGCTCGCGGTGGCGGTGCAGGCGTAAATGCCCAGCATCGTCGCCACCGACAGCCGGTTGAACTCCAATACCCGCAATATCGGCTCCACTTTCACTTCCTACACTGCGCAGACCGACGACCTCATCGTGATTTTCGCTGCGGTCCCCTCCGACACTGGCACCCCCTCTATTGGCACTGTGTCGGGGTGGACGGGTATCGCGCAGGTGTCGAACTCGTTGGGATCGTTGACGGGGCTGATGCACCCGGTTACCTCCGCGGAAGCCGCCGCGAATACCACCAGCTTCACTGCCACCAATTATTTCAACGTGGCGAAAAACTCGCGCACCGTCGCGTGCGTGGTTAGGGGTGGTGACCCCGCCAGCTACCTTGATGCGTTCTCCACTGTGGCGTCAGCATCTTCGAGCACACACCAATTCCCCGCATTGGTCGGCACGGACCTCAGTTCGGGGTCGCTGTTGATCGGTGTTGTCACCGCAGGAACGGGGGACCGCACGTACACGGATTCACCTGCGGGTTATTCGCTGGCGATACAAGCGGATACGGGTACGGCGGTGGGGATGTGGGTGCGTGCCGCCGCCTCCGTTGCGGGTGTGAATGTGGCTGCTCAGACGGTGACACCTACGTCGGCGTCGTCGTATCGCGGGATGAGCGTCGCCATCACGGCTGCCCCGGCGGCGGATCAGGGCCGGTTCTTTGCGTTGTTTTAGGAGGCTTTTGTGACGGTCACTGTGTCTGGTGTGGTGGCGGATGTTACTTCCCGTCGGGATTCCCGTGTGTGGCGTGTGTGGTCGCCTGTGTATCGGGAGGGTCCGAATGGGGAGATCATCACTGTCACGGAACAACCCGTCAAAGTGACCGGCGGGATTCTTACTGCGGAGTTGGAGCCGGGTGTTGCGGTCATCCAAAACCCCGACGGGGAACGCTGGACCGTCACCGTCCCCGACGAAGATGCAAGCTTGTGGGAAGTGATTGCCGCAGCAGTCGCCTTCCCCCCACAAACATCACAACAAGCCGTCGCATCAGCCATCACCGCGTTCCTCGACAACAACCCCATCGAGTCAGTCACCACCAACAACATCTCCGACGCCGGAGCAGTCGGCAAAACCGCCGTACAAGCCCAAACACAAAGCCAACTCCGCGCCGCAGCAGGAGCACCAGGCCTCACCGCCGCTAAAAACGTCTACACCGGCCAGCAGGAAATCAACGGCGGATTCACGAACTCGTTCAAGACCGCACTGTGGATCGCCCCGCCCACCGAACTGAACCCCACGAATCTCACTCAAGGGTTGTATGTTCAACACCGCATTGAGGGCGACCTCGGCGCCAAGGTCCACGACGGCGCCGCGTCAGAGCTTCGGTTCCGAAACGTCAGCAACCCGGGGACCGGCAGCGCCGCACATGAATGCAGCCTCGTCGTCACAGGCGGAGTCAATGACATCGGCTACACCGCAGCTGTCCTCGCCAACTTCCACACTGCCGGAACCCCGACAGGAAACTCCAGCCGTGTATCGATGTTTCACGCGCAGCAAATCCCACCCTTGGCGGCGGGCTTCACCATCGACGCAGCTATCAGTTTGAAGCTGGAACAGCAGATCGTCGGCACGGAAAACTGGACTATCTACGCCCCGGACGGCAACAACGTCCTCGGCCCGCTGTGGGCGAAGAACTCGACAACCCCCGCCGTCACTGCCCGCGCCCACTCAGGTATGGCAGCCGGTACCGATGTCGTTCTAATTCAGAACGCCGCCGGGACTGGGCTGATCCGGTTCACGAACTCCGGGACCGGTGGCATCGGCTCACCCATCGGTAACACCGGGTGGTGGGTGAACAACAACATCTCCAGCGACACAGTTGTCCCGGTGAGGTTGCGGGCACACACCTCGCAGACGGCGAACATGTTCGAGGTTCAGGAGTCTGGCGGTACCGCGCACGTCGCGTTGTCTGCGGCGACAGCTTCCCTGCGCTCCCACTTGAACCTTGGGTCCACGGGTTCAGCGGCTAGCGAGGTGCGGCTGTACAACACGGCCGATCAAACAACAAACTACGAGCGCGCTCGTTTCTACTGGAGCGGCAACACATTCAACATTGCGACTGAGGGCGCGGGGACCGGTAGTGCGCGCGCGCTGATCTTCAACGGCGCGAACTCCACACTGACCCTTGGCAGCAACGGCATTGCGCTGGCACGTGGAAGTACGAGTGTCGCGACGATCGTGGGATCATCAGCCACACTCACAGCGAGCAGCGCCAGCCAGTCGATGATGGCGGTGACCCCTACCGTCAACCAGAGCGGCACGGCCAGCTACGTGGCGTTGCTTGTGAATGCCACGGAAACGTCGACCGGCTCCGGATCTAAGACACTGATCGATGCTCAGGTCGGCAGTGCGTCGAAGTTCAAGGCCGACAACGCCGGTCGTGTCACGTTGAACAACGGCCCGCAGATCATCCCCGGTACCGGCACACCTGAAGGGGCGGTGACGGCGCCTGTGGGGTCGTTGTTTTTGCGGTCGGATGGTGGTGCGGGAACGTCGCATTACGTCAAGGAATCGGGTTCGGGTAACACGGGTTGGGTGGCGAAGTGAGGCGTTTGCGTGTGTTGCGGGTGGTTGTGCAGCCAGTGCTGGTGTGGGACGACGGCGACGAGTTAACGCCGGGTCCGCAGGTGGATGCTGTGTCGTTGCCGTTGTCACAGTTGGCGGGGTTTGTGGACGGCCTGCCCGGTGAGGTCACCAAGCTCGAAGCGTCGTTGCCTAAGCAGGACTGATGCACTATCTGCTGCTTGAGGGTTGTGTGGTGGGTTGTGACCGGCGCTTTCAGGGCTGTGCGCTGCTGACGTTGGAGTTCCCGGAGCATGTGCGCCCCCACCTGACCATCACCTACCGCCCCTAACCCAGTCTTCCAAGCCGCCCTGGCCTCCCCCCGACCCAGGGCGGCTTGGTCATGCCCGAAAGGAACCACCATGGGATTCCTCCAAACAATCGGTGACGCCATCGCCGACCACCTCAAACCACTCGTCATCGAGAAAGCCAACGAACTCATCACCGTCGTGGGCGACCGGATCCAAGCCGAGATCGAACGCCGCTTCCCCATCGTCATCGAAGCCGTCGTCGTCGCGATCACCAAAACGATGGGCGACCTGACCGTCAACGGCGTCGACAAAGTCACCGACATGATCCCCGGACAACTGGACGACCAAATCGTCGACCCGCTCGTCCGCAACATCCGCGACGAAATCAACCGCCGCTTCGGAATCAAACTCTAGGGCAGGTGCTTCCACGTTGTGCGCCGCAGAACGAAGCGGATCGCATCGTGAGTCACGCCGTACTTGACTGCCAACTCGTTGACATGTGATGGACCCAGCCGGCGAATCTCCGCCACGGCATCCTCGTTGAGTACCGCCCTCGGGTTCCGGACACCATAGGTTTGGCGCCACTTCGACACCATGTCGTCGACGTTGTCCCGGTTGGTCCCGACTGTGAGGTGCAGGGGATTGACACACTTCGGGTTGTCACAGGCATGCATTACTTGCAGCCCTGTCGGCACGGGCTGCCCGTTGTGGAGTTCCCATGACACCCGGTGGGCGTCGTACTGCTTGCCGTTGATGGTGAACTTTCCATAGCCGCGTCCGTCGCGCTTTCGGCCCCCCAAAGCGCCCTGCCACGGCCAGCACTCATCGTCGGACAGTCCGTCGGGGATCCGCCGAGACAGACGTTCCGCGAGGGACGCGGTGCTTGGAACGTGTGTATTAAGCGGTCGCTCAATATCAGGATGCCCGAGCTTCTTCCAACGCTCGTAGTGGCCCCAGCAGTAACCGCGAGCGTTGTGCTTGCGCTCGCAGCCATCGACTGAGCATTCCTTCATGCCCTGATTCTACAGGGCAAATGGGACCGACATTGAGAGGACGTGCCGTGCCCACGAAAGACGACTACGCCCGCGAGATCATTCGAGCCGGACGTGACCTGGGGATCACGGACCGCGGCATCGTCATCGCCTTTGCCACCGTGTCAGTCGAATGCGACTGGATCATGTACGCCAACGCCAAAGTCCCCGAATCACTGAAGCTTCCACACGAACGTGTCGGATCAGACGGCAAGTCAGTCGGGCTCTTCCAGCAGCAAGTGGTGTGGGGTAACAACGCGTGGTGGTGGGGAGACGCTGCCACCTGCATGGACCCCTACAAGTCGGCCCGCCTGTTCTTCGAACGCCTGAAGAAGCGCGACTACAACAACGGTGATCCCGGCGCCCACGCACAAGCCATCCAAGGCAGCGCATTCCCCGACCGGTACGGGCAACGCATGGCCCAAGCCCAGGCGTACTTCAACCAGCTCACGAATCAGGAGAACCCTATGGCTGTTTCCGGCGACCCCATCTGGCTGGAAGACGTTCTCCGCGACGCCATCGGCGACCTTCTCATCGTCGAGCCGGGATGGAAGGAACGCGGAGCTGGCGGATTCATGGGCGTCATCTGGGGCTCCATGTGGCACCACACCGGCAACGTCAACGAAACCGTCGCAACCATCCGAGACGGCGTTCAACAGCCCTCGGGATGGCTTCCCGGGCCACTCTCGCAAGGCTTGATCAAGCCCGACGGAACCTGCCACCTCATTGCCGTCGGCCCGTGCAACCATGCCGGCGCGGGCAATTGGAAAGACCTCACTGACGGAAACCGGCAATCCATCGGATTTGAGTGCGCCTACAGCGGTTCGGGTCCGTGGCCACAGAAGCAGATCATCACAATGCGCAACATCGCTGCGGCGATTTCGAAGCACATCGGGAAGCGCGCCGATGACTCCGTGTGTGGTCACAAGGAGTACGCGAAGCCGCAGGGCCGCAAGGTTGATCCCGGCAACATGGATATGAACTGGTTCCGCGCCGAGGTCCAGAAGGACATCGACGGGTTCGTGTTCCCCGGCGAAACCCCGGGCGCGCCGGAGCCCCCGAAGGTGAAGCGGTTCCCGGATGACTGGACCGAGCGCGAACTGATGATCGAGGTGTTGCGCCAGCTCCGCGGTCCCGCCCTGAACGGTTGGCCGCAGTTGGGCGGAAAGTCTGTAGTGGATTACCTCGGCAAGGGCAACGGCTGATGGCGTGGAAGCCGCCGAGTGAGATCGGTGACCGCGACCCCTCCATCATCGACGCCAAACGAAAGCTGCGCGCCTACTCGTACGGGCAGGGTTTAGGCGAAACGGACGAATACACGGTCGCTTTCGGTACCGCGCTGCTGCTGTTCAAGAACAAGCGCAATGAGCAGATCGCGCGCGGTCAGGTCCGCAACATGCCCGGGATGGCGTTGACGACTGCTCTGGATTGGGCGGTCAAGAAGAACTTGAAGATTCCGCCGTATGACAAGCCGGAGGTTCCGAAGGCCCGCCCGGTGGTGTTCACGGTGCAGGGCCATATGGGTGGGATGTTCGACGGCCCTGCCTACTTCACCGCCCGGGATTTGGAGTTGCGGGGGTTGGTGGATGTGCAGCCCGTTTGGTACGACAACACGAAGAAGCCGTTCAACAACCGACACGGCGTCTCCCAACTCGACGCGTTGGTCAACAATCCGTTGGAGTTGCCGCCGAACACCCCCTTCGCAGTGCTGGCCCACTCACAAGGCTCGATCGTGTTCTGTGATTGGTGGGAGCAGATCTGCCAACCGAACCTGGGCCGGTGGCCGTACAACCAGTTCAAGGGCGGCATCAACTTCGGCAACCCGCGCCGGCCTCGGGGTGTGGTGGCGTCGTGGATCTCTGATAAGCCGAAACCCGAGAGTGAGGGGTTGGATCCGGATTGCTTGGATGGCCCGATCCCCGGCGTCGAAGAGGTGTCCCGAGACGGCGACCTCTACACCAACAAAATTCCGGGCACTGGTGCTGCCGAGTGGACCCAAGCCGTCTACCTCGCTGTAGCCCGGGGGCGGGTGTTCGGCAACGACACCCTGGCCGAGGAGATCGGCGAACTCGCCATGCGCTTCGGTAACCCCGTCGAAATCCTGTCCATGTTCCAGGCCATCGTCATCGGCGTCCGCGGCGTAGCCCAACTCCGGGAGCATGGAGATTTCGACCTGCGTCCGTGCGTGGACCACACGGCGCGCATTCTTGGCGTCTAGGGGCGCTTGACGTACCGCTCTAGCGCCCGCCGGACCACATCTGATACCGATTCGCCCTTCTCCTCAGCCTTGGCCTGGGCGGCTGCGTACAGCTCATCTGGGATGCGGAAGGACCGCAGTGGCGTGCGGGGCTGGTTGGGCACACGCGGAAGTGTGCCACGGCCAGGCTGAGGTGTCATAACAACCGTCAGCGGAGCTCGAAGTCCGGCAGGATCGACTGAGGCTTGAAGTTGACCTCGTAGAAGTCGGTGCTGACGTTGGCGCCTTGGACCTGCTCTACGAAGTACGAGACGTTATCGCTGAGGCCAAGGAAGTGCTTCCGCATTCCGTCTTGGGTCTTGCATGTGACGTCCAGCTTCTTCTGGCCGGTGTCCGGGGCGATGGAGCAATACCCCTGAATTTCCAGCAGGTACTTGTCGGTGATGCCGTTGAAGAAAACGATCCTGCGGGGGATCTCGAAATTGTCGGCCTGCTTGGACAGGTTCTCGGATGCAACATCGGCGTCCGATGAGCATCCCGCAACGCCAAGGGCGATGGCGGCAAGGCTGGCGGCGATCATAGCTTTCTTCACGGTGTCTCCCTGTAAGTCGAGGTGTATATGCACCAACCGTAGCAGGTGTCATAACACCGCGCTAGTATGGTGTTATGACACCCAAAGGTGAAGAGTGGCGTCCGGTAGTTGGTTTCGAGGGGCTCTATGAAGTATCCAGCTTTGGCCGCGTTCGATCGCTGGACCGCCTAGTCCCGAACGGCGCGTCCCGCCGCCTCAAGCGGCTAACGGGACGCATGATGCGTCAACACAAAGTGCCGCCTACTAATTACTTGTCTGTCCAGATGTCAAAGGAAAACTTCCGCGAGCGGCGGCGGGTGCACGTGATGGTGCTGGAGTCGTTCGTTGGACCCCGACCGGCCCCCGAGTTCGACGCCTGTCACAACAACGGCGACCCGCTTGATAACAGCGTCGGCAATTTGCGGTGGGATACCAAAGTTGCCAACGCTCAGGACTCCCTTCGCGCCGGCACGAATCGCAACGCGAGCAAGACGAGTTGCAAGCGCGGCCACGCGTTTACGCCTGCGAATACCTACATCCTCCCAAAGCGTGGCGCCCGTGTGTGCCGCACATGCGTACGACTGTCCCGGGGCGTTAAGCAGCCCCGCATATAGAAAGGCACTGCTATGAACTCTGAGTTGTACGCCTACGTGAAGTACGCGTGGAAGTCGATCCTGGCGTTCCTGTCGCTGCTGGCCACCAACGTCGCCACCCTCTGGGTTGTGAACGGTCAACCGCTACCGCAAAACGGTGGTGAGTGGCTGACTTTCGGGGTAACCACTATCGGTGGTACCTGGTTGGTGTTCCAGAAGAAGAACGGACCTAAGCCCGATAGTTCAGGCGAGTGACGGGGTTTGGTAGTCCCGAGTTTTGGAGCGGTGTCAGCGGTCCTGGCATCGCCACTATCGGCGCGGTCATTCTGATCGTGGCGTTGTCTCGGGGCTGGTTGGTGATCGGTAAACAGTATGACGCGCAGGTGGCGCGTGCCGATAAGGCTGAGGACACCAATCAGATGCTCACTGAGGCTTTGACGAAGAAGAACGCCACCGATGAGCTTGCTACCACGATTCTGCGGACGGTGCGAAATGAATTGGCTACCAAGGATCATTCATGAAGTGGCCGTGGGGCAAGCGGGCGGAGGTGCTTGAGCAGCTCGCGGAGACGGAGAAGCGTCAGAAGGTGGCGGAGGCGTTGGCGGAGCATTCCGTGAAGGTCACTCAGGCGTTGCGTCGGGAGATTGAGAAGAACGGGTTTACGGAGCTGTTGCAGCAGGCGATGGGGGGGCGTTGATGCACCGCGTCTACGGTGTCGGTGCGGCGATCATCGTTGTCACGTTTTTGGCTGATGTGTGGCTGGTGGTGGATTATTGGCGGGCTGCGGCGTGGTCGTTGACGTTGGGGGCTTTGTTCATCACCGTGTTCACCGTCCTGTATGGGTTTCGGTCGTCGTGGTGGTCGAACCGTATCGGGAAGATCTTCTTCGCCAAGAGCATCCTGTTGACGGTGACCATGTGGCAGATCGTCGCGACCACGTGGGTGGGGCAGGATTATCCGTACCGCAATCAGATCCGGTTCATTATCTATGCGGTGTTCGCGTTGGCGTATGTGACGATGGATATTGCGTTGTGGCGTGAGCAGCAGCGGGACCGTGAAGGGCGGGTGCGGGATGAACCTACCCGGCACCTCGGGTTGCCGCCGTTGTGAGGGACCCGATTGTTCGGGGGATGCTGCTGCTCGGGGTGATGGTTGTGGCGGCTGGCTTGGGTCTGTGGTGGTACCTGGCCTGCTGACGGTGGCGGGCGCGGCGATACTCGCATACGCACTAACACGGTGAACCGCCAGTAGGATCAAATCTCGGGTTGGGTTAGCGACTCCTAGAAAGAGCAGTAGGAACACAAAGTCGCACGTGCCGCCCCCGTGAGAGCTTCGGGCTCTGAACGGGGGCGGCTTTTCGTTGTTGGTTCGTGTCTTCGCAACGGATTCCTACTGACGCATACGACAATAGGAGCGTGAAGCTACGCACCGGGGACAGGGCCATTTTGGTCGGCGTAGCAGCCATCGCGGCTTATGAAAAATGGGTGCGGGATGATGACGACCTGATTTCCCGCCGGGTCGCGGCCTACAGGCGCACCCCGGTGGGGCGGCTGCTGGCGGATGCGGTCATCCTCGCCACTGCCGTCCACCTCACCGAAGCCTGCGCCCCGGAGTGGGATGTCTACCACCACGCCATGGCACGACTACGCCGAACAGTCACCCCCGAGGCCTAGAATCAACGGCATGGAGCAGTGGTTGCCTGGCTATCTGTGGGATCGCTGCGTCATCATGCCGCTGCGGTGCTCTCAGTGCTGCCGCTACCTGCCGTCAGACGAAGCCGTGGAAGACCTACTCAAGGATGTAGCGGTCTTGTGTGACGACTGCGAGTGGATGCAGGCTAAGACCCGCTAG